AGCATCCGCTATGCACAAAGAGGTTTGTAAAGAAGAGAAGGCTGCACTCAAACCATTCGTTGAGGAATACGAAGAAAGCAGCAAAGCCTTGGGGGAGGCTCAGAACAATTACAACAACTCGCCGTGTGGTGGCCCAATTGTTGATGGAGTAAAGTTGTTGGTGAACTACGACTTCACGATAATTGACAGTAGTAAGATACCAAAAATGTTTTGGTGTATCGATGAGAAGAAACTCAAGGACATGGTGAAGGCATCCAAGGGTGATGCCAACATACCTGGAATTGAAACAGTGATAACTCACAAGCTGAGTGTATCAGGAAAAGGAGAGTAGTAGCGATGACTGAATTCTCAATCATTAAGGGGAAGGTAGACCGCCCACGGCGTATCATGGTCTACGGTCCTCCAGGAGTTGGTAAAACTTCTTTTGGATGCCAAGCACCAAACCCCATCTTAATACAAACAGAAGATGGTGCGTCCGATATCGGGGTAGACCGTTTACCTCTCAGTAAGTCGTACTCTAAATTCATGGATGGACTACGATGGATTTACAAGAATCATAACGGGTATAAAACTATCGTAATTGACTCCTTGAACTGGCTCGAAAAACTTATCCATGAGGAAGTGTGTGTCGAACACGATGCGGTAGGTATCGAGTCAACAGTGGGTATCAACGGTCAGGTAGTGAAAGAGTTTGGGTACCAGGCAGGATACGGTTTCGCACAGGATAAGTGGGATGACCTACTTGACAACCTTGACCGCATACAAGTGGACACGAAAATGTCCATCATAATGACTGCTCACAGTGTGGTGAAAGAATTCGCTGACCCCACTACTGATAACTACGAGCGGTATATCCCTGCCTTGAATGTGAATAAGAAAGGTATAGGTGCAGGGTCATTGTTGCAGCAATGGTGTGACGAGGTGCTGTTCATCAACCACACCGTGTTTACGAAGGAGAGCGATAAAGGAATGAGTAAAGGTATAGGCACAGGCGAAAGGATTATCTATACCGAAATGCGTCCATCGTTTGACGCGAAGAATCGTCTTGGGTTACCACCTGAGATGCCGTATGTGAAAGACCAAGGGTACGCTGAGTACGCTAAATATGTTTATTCAACAACGAAGGAGAAGTAGTATGGCAGGTTTCTTTGATTCAACCTTAGTGGTTGCTGAACCCACCAAGATGAACTACACCCCTATCCCAGTAGGGGACTACAGAGTCATCATCAGTAGAACGGACGATAAGGTCACCAAGAAAGGTGGACGTATGTTGTCCGCAGGAATGGAAGTCATCGAAGGCGAATACAAAGGACGCTGGATATGGCACAACTTCAATTACGAGTGTGCAAACGATATTGCACAGCGTATTGGGCAACAGCAATTGAAAGCTATTTGCGATGCGATTGGGAAACCTAAACTCAATTCGCCTGAAGAGTTGAAGAATAAACCCTTCAACATCCACGTTAAGGTGGTGAAGAACGAATTCAAAGGCGAACTTGAGAACGCTATGTCGTATGTGGTGAAGCTTAAATCAACTAGCCCTATACCGCATCCTTCGACTCCCACAACCCCTACAGTGAAAACACCTTTTATTGCAGAGAACGTAATCGAGGACGAAGACATCCCATTTTAGTCAGGACACCCAAAGATGAAGTTGAGATACTACCAAGAAGAATCTATCGGAAAGACCTATGATTACCTACGCAAGAACCCAAACAAGAATCCTTGCATCGTGCTTCCGACAGGGAGTGGGAAAACACCTGTCATTGCAGCGATATGCGAAGATGCTATACGATGGAAGAAGCGAGTACTAATCATAGCACACCGTAAAGAACTTCTGGAGCAATCTTACAACCATCTTAGTTCTACACTAAAAGGGATAGTGGGTATCTACTCAGCAGGGCTAAATCAGAGAGATACCAATAGCGAGATCATAATCGGAGGCATCCAGTCTATCTACCGCAGGGCTGCGGAACTGGGTGTCTTCGATTTAGTTATTATTGACGAGGCTCATCTCATACCCACCAAAGGTCTGGGTATGTATCGCCAGTTCATTAACGAGATGCATATCGTAAACCCTAAAGCGCGTATCATAGGGTTAACAGCTACCCCGTACCGTCTTGATAGTGGTGCGGTGTGTAGTAATGATAATATTCTGAACGAGATCAGTCATGAGTCTGAAGTACCCACCTTGATTGATGAAGGGTATCTTTGTTCCCTAACATCCAAGGCAGGTATCGGGAAGGCTCGGGCAAACGTCACAGAGTTACATAAGCGTGGTGGTGAGTTTATCGAATCCGAAATACAGGACATGATGGACGGCGAGGGTATGGTTCAGGCTGCCGTATCCAATATTAAGTTACTAACAAAGGGACGCAACAAGGTACTCATCTTCGCTGCAGGTGTGGAACACGGTAGGCACGTTGCTGAGTCGCTGCGTAAACGAAACAGGTATACGGATGAGGGTGTCGAGGAGGTGTACGGTGAGACATTATTTAGAGATGAGTGTATTGACCGCTTCAAGAATGATGAGAACATCAAGTTTATGGTTAACTGCGATGTGCTTACTATTGGCTTCGACTATCCTGCTATTGATTGTGTTGTTTTGTTACGCCCTACTTGCAGTCCTGGATACTATTACCAGATGTGTGGAAGGGGTCTTAGGGTCCATCCATCGAAGGATGATTGCCTTGTCCTTGATTACGGAGAGAACATTGTCCGACATGGACCAATCGATAAAATAAAACCTGCATCCACTGGTGGTGAGCGTGATAAGAACTCTCCTGCTCCTTGCAAGGAATGCCCAAGTTGTGCAGCAATAATTATGACGAGCAATACCGTCTGTCCAGAATGTGGGTGGGAATTCACCCGTGAGGTTAGTCATGATACTGTGGCAGACGAAGACACACCTATCATAGGCGGTGTATCCACATATAACGATATTAAGGTTCTTGACACGACATACTATGTTCATGTAAAGACCAAAGACGATGGCAGTGTGAGTATGACCATGCGCGTAGAGTACCGTGAAGGATTCAATAGTTATCATAAGGAATGGGTGTGTATCGAGCATGATGGTTGGGCAAGAACCAATGCTGAGAAGTGGTGGGGAAAGAGGAGCGGTGTCTCCTGTCCTGAGAATGTATGGGAGGCTGTATCTCTCGCCAATGACGGGGCATTATGTGATACATTGCAGGTTACGGTGAAGACGGTGAGCGGTGAGAAGTATTCAAGTATATCTGGATACGAACTTGGTGATAAGCCCAAGTACCAAGAGGCTCTACCTACTGAAGAAGCAGATATATACGGAGGAATAACATGATGAATACAACCAGGTCCTTAATATAATGGATAATCTATACAGTAAAGAAAAGATAGAAGAGATTCGGCAAGGGTTGCATAGCAATATACTTGGTCTAGCAGAACGCCTGGTGCCTGAAGGCAAACAGATCGGAGATAACTGGGTATGCGGTGACCTGTATGGTAACAAGGGTAAGTCCTTCAACCTTTGTGTTACAGGCCCAAAGATAGGCTCTTGGTATGACTTCCAGATGGGTAGTGGTGGCGATGTCTATGGACTCATAAGACAGAATATGCAATTGGACTTCTTAGGAACAATGGACTTCGCTTCCGACTTCGCAGGGATACAACCAGAGGGTAATATTGTCTTGACTAAGAAAGATAAACCACGCAAACCTTTAATGGGTGGACCACCTGAAGGGTCATTTATATACAAGGACCACTATGGTATGGATGTTATCGCCGTACATAGGCGTGAAGGCAAGAAGTTCGCCCAGATGAGTTATGATTCCGAATCGCGATGTTGGGATTCATCTCTCAGGTTCGCCCCATCTGAACGTCCGATATACAACCTTCAGGAAGTCATTGAGCAACACGATAAGCCTATCATATTTCATGAGGGTGAAGGTTGTGTGAATCAAGCCATACGTCACGGGTTGCACGGTGTACATACCACAACAATAGGCGGTGCTAACAACCCACATAAATCCAACTTATCTGTTGTCGAAAACAGGGAAGTGTATATCGTTCCTGATAACGACAAAGCAGGTAGTGTGTACGCTGAGAACCT